CGCGGTCGGTTGTCTGCCAGTGACCGCCGGAGGCGGTTGCCCTCCGGGTGGCGGACAATGGGTGTAGGGTTTATGTGTGTAGGATTAGTGATATAAATTTTCTAGAAATTTTCTAGAAAAGTATTGACATATTTCTAGAAAAGTGGTATTGTAATATCAGAAACAAGGAAAACCAATAATACAAAAAATAGAAAACGCATACTAATAATTACTATTGCTGACCTATCGGCAGTACGGGGAGAAAGAGAGATAATAATGACAGTAGAAGAAATTAAAACCGTATTAAATGAAAGATGCAATGAATCGTGGGATATTCTTAAAATAATGGAAAACTATTATGGAAAATCTAGCATGCAAGCACAGAAAGCATTGACTAGATGGGTTGCTTTTGATGACTTATACAGAGAGGTGTATAAGGAAGCACCGCTTTATAGTTTTGATTAATATATCTGCTGTGCTATCGGCGTAACGGGCAGAAAGGAAATTTGCTATGAAAACTTTAGCTTTAGAAAAACTGTATACCGTACCAGCGAAAATGGAGGATATCCCTTTATATGTAAAACAGGAAGATACTGCCGGGAATATCCACATTTACGCATATGACCACGCGTCTTTGACAAATGGATACGTTAAGAAGAATACATTCTGTAAACCAGTGCCGTATAAAGGTAATTTTGGTGAAGGCTTTACTGTAAAATTACATAACAATCTTTCTACCCGTTACGCGTTGAAAGCTTATTATGTAGAAGTTTCGCATAGCGTTATCTGTTCTGCTAACGATAATTGTACGTTGTGTCCATTGTATTATGGCGATGATCTTTTCGAAGATTGTCATTATTATGAAGAACGCGGTTGCTAATTGTAGAAAGGAGACTTGATGTGATAGTAAACGCTAATAGAGAGTTTAGAAAGAAACTTTCTGACTGCAAAAATTTGTTTCAAGTCGCATCTTATTGTTATAGCAGTAAAGATGTTCGCGTATACTTAGGACGAGACCATGTTATTTTTTCCGGAATTGGAAAAGATTTACTTGAGTCTTATACGGTTAAAACATATGGAAAGTATGCTGTTACTTATGTATACATTGATACGGACGGTGTGCGTATTGAATTAGAGAATAGAGGTTGAGAAATGAGAATAAAAGATATATTATCATTGGAGGTGGAATAATGCCGCAATCAAAAGACTACAGCATCTATCAAGAACTCGACTTATCCCTCGACCAGATCAAACGCGAACTTCCACGCGTTGCGCAGGCGGCAAATAGCCGCCTTGCCAAACTGGAAAAAATTCACGCGCGTGACCAATGGGAGTACGGACGCGTAAAAGAATTTTTTGCTTCGCAAGGGCGTGAAAAAAATCGTTTCTTGAAAGGCGTTAAGCGTTCGGATGCATCCATTCGGCAGGAATGGGACGCCATGGTTGCTTTTTTGAACGCACCAGAAACTACAGTAAGTGGTTATAAAATCGCAGAATTTCAGCGGAGGGTTGATAAATCTAAGAAAAAAATTAATGCGGTTGTAACAGAAGATAACTATAAAGACTTGTATCATTTTCTGTCATCAAATTTATACAGAAAGAATCTTCGTAAAGAACTTGCGTCCAATCAAATTATAGATGACTTTGTAGAAAAAATAGACGATCCTAAACTTGATTATAAGGATATTAAAAAAGATTATCAATTGTATCTCGATGGTTATATAACAAAAGAGGAATTGTTTGCGAAAAAACGAACAAAATTAAAGTAGGGGAAAAAATATGTATGAATTGGAAGTACCGATACAAGTAAATGGAACAGAAACTACAGCAATAGAAACAGTGTATTCATGTAATGATTTTCCATTTTCTGATTTCCAAACTTTGCGTGAATGCCGAAAACGCGGAAGAAAGAAAAATCCTGTCATTTATTACGATGTTGAAATGGCGTTTGACATCGAAACAACCACACTGGAAAAGTTGGACTACGTGCGTTATAATAAGACAGGTGAAAAAGTGGTAAAAGGAGAAGGTTTTATGTATCATTGGCAATTTTGTTTACGTGATACGGTCTGCTTTGGACGCACTTGGAATGAGTTTCTTTCATTTTGTGAAAAACTGCATTTGTATTTGCAGACTTCTGATTGGAAACGAGTGGTTGTGTACGTTCATAACTTGTCGTATGAATTTCAGTTTATGAAAGATTTTATTGAATTTTCTGAAATTTTCGCACGAGATGCTCATAAGGTAATGAAATGCTTTTCGCATCGTTATGGAATCGAGTTCCGATGCTCTTACTTTTTAAGCAATATGAATCTTTTGAAATTCTGCGAAAACAGCGATGGCGTGATTCATTACAAACTTGTTGACACCTACGACTACAAAAAGTTACGTACACCGTCAACTGCATTAACTGAGATTGAGCAAAGTTATTGCTACAACGATGTCCGCGGTCTCTGTGAATGCATCCACGCTTTACGTAAAGAGGACAATCTTGCAGAAATCCCCCTTACCTCAACTGGCTACGTCCGCCGCGAGTTCCGCCGTGCCATGCAGTCAGATAAAGGCTATTATCCGGAAGTCTTTACAGATCTGGCATTAACATTGCCGCAGTATCAATTGTGCAAAGACGCGTTCCGCGGCGGCAACACCCACGCCAACCGCATCCACGCGGGACATACGATTACGGCGAAAAAAGGGGAAAACGCGATCATCATGGGAAGTATGGATATATCAAGTAGTTATCCTGCACAGATCGCAATGGGTTATTACCCCATGAGTGCGTTTCGGGCGGTTGAGATTACATCGCAAGAACAGTTTGACAATTTGTGTGCTACACGTTGTGTAATCATGAGAGTGCAATTTGACAATTTGCACATAAAAGAAAACATTCCGGTTCCTTACATCCCGCTGTCAAAGTGCCAGAAGCACGGAAAAGATTGTGTGATTGACAATGGACGCGTATTGTCGATTGATTGCTGTGAAATTGCAATGACGGAAATCGACTTAGCAATCATAAGAAACCAGTATGCTTACGACTTTTTTACCGTGTCTGAGTGCTACGTAGCCGCGCGAGGAAAGTTACCGGACAGTATGCGTAATACCATGATGGCGTTTTTTATCGCAAAAAGCCGCTTAAAAGGAAACCCCGATAAAGTCTATGAGTATATGAAATCTAAGAATAAATTGAATAGCACGTTTGGAATGTGCGTTACCGATCTCTTACAGGACGAATGGGTAATGAATCAAACCACAGGGGAATGGTCAAGGGAAAAAGCGGACGCGGAAAAAGCACTGAACACGTATTATGAAAGCAAGAATAGCTTTCTGCACTATCAATGGGGAATCTATGTTACCGCCCACGCAAGAAAGCAGTTACAAGATATGCTGGACGTGGTTGGTATGGATGTAGTATACTGCGACACCGACAGTATTAAGTTTTTGCATCCAGAAGTACACATTCCAGAATTTGAAGCGAAAAACAAATTACTTTCAAAACGTGCGATTGATAATGACATTCCTGCGTTTTGTGACGTTGGTGACAACCGTTATATTCTCGGCGTTTGGGATATGGATGACCTCTATATCCAGTTTAAGACCCTTGGCGCGAAAAAATACTGCGGCGTTGAATGGGACGAAAAAGCGGCGCAATCTGGCAAAGACCCCGTGCGTTTTACGTCTACGGTCGCTGGCATGAATAAGAAACTTGGAGAGGAAAACTTAAAGTGCTGTAATAATTTCCGTCTCTGCCGCCGGATGGAAAATGTCGGACGGACAATCAGTTGCTTTAACAACTCGAAACCCCATTACATCAAAGTCAACGGGGAAGAAATATTAACTGCAAGTAATATAGGAATCCTTGATACCACTTATACCTTAGGTGTATCGAATGAATACTATGAAGTATTGGTAAACTCTCAAGACGGAGTGTTACCGGAATAGGAGACGATATGAGATATTTTGTGTTTTTTATGTTTTTAGTATTATCAACGATCTGGGCGTTACATGAGGAAGAACTCGACCTTTCCATCCTGCTTTTATTTTTGGATATTTCTTATATTTTTCTCTTTTAACTATTGACTTTCTGCCAGAACAGTGCTATTATAATACTTGTAAGAAATCATAACCACATAAAGAAAAGGAGAAGAAAAAATGGTTAGAACAAAAATCGAAACATTTATCTATTCTGTCATTGACAGAAACACAAAACAGGTGATCGGCTCTTTTGAGAATACAGAAGAACTGAAATCGCAGAAAGCAAAAACCGCCGCTGTTACTGCCGCTGGTTTTCCGGAGGATTCCATCTGCGTATTAACCGATACCGTATCCGCCCGCTACGAGATGCCGGACGAACAGTTCTTTGCCGAAGCAAAGAGACTGGACGATTAATCAGCGCACAACCGCGGTCTGGAAGTGACCAAATAAGACAATGATCAAAGCAACGCGCCGCGGTTTTGCATAACAAATAAATGAATCAAAAGGAGAACGAAATCATGAGCAAAGCGAAAATGAGACTGAACAACGTAACTGTTAAATACGCAAAAGAGGAAGACGGAAAAAGTGTTCTTTCCGCGTCTATCTCTGCCGATCAGCAGAAAGACATTTTTGAAAAAATCATCGAAGAGTTTGGAGAGGATGCCGCCGCAGAAGCAAAATGGATTCCGGCGAAAGAAAGTGACGAATCTGGTTTATACGTAAAAGCGCATACCAACTATAAAGTATCTTTTTACGAGGACAGCGTAGAGAGCGACACCGTTTCAAGCGTTGACGAACTCGGAAAAGGCGCAGTAGTTGACCTGTTCATCTCTATCGGAAAAAGCAAGTTCCGTCGCGACAAGGGATTCACCGCATACCTTTCCGCGGTAAACGTTCATAAGTTCGGTGATACCGAAAAGTTTAACCCATTTATGGAATAAGTAACCATGATCTGGGTACGCGCCCCGACTGGCGGACGGTAACTTGAGTATTTATGTTACCTGTAGTTGATTGTTACTATATCTTGTGTATTTTGAAAAGACTCCATACGTGTAAAAGAGCTACGTTTTTCCAGCGTAGCTCTTTTTATACCCAGCGAATCTCTGCCTTTACCCGCCGTCCATCCGCAGTCAAAACGTGCGATCATCGTGCGATAAACGTGAGATTGTCTGCGGTTTTGCTGGCGGGGAACTGGCGGTTAACATAGATTATGCGGGACGCGGTGCGCGGTTGTGGAAATGCTAGAAAGGAGGAAGTGAAACAAAATGTTTCACGTGAAACAATGATTTTTTGGAATGATATCAAATGGGAAAAACTTTTTGCAGATTATGGCGTGAAATTTGAATCGGTATCGGATGATGGCAAGCCGATTCAGTATTACAATCCGATTCGGTTGTTTACGGAGCCGGACGTGGACGGGGAGTTCGCTGGAGTGGCAATTACGTGTTCCAACCGTAGCGCCGGAAAGACAAGTGCGTTCGCCGCGGCAAGCTGTATCTTGTGCAAAGAGTACGGATTGCAGACCGGATGGATTTTCCGGACGAAAGGGGAAATGACGGGAGCGGCGGCGATGTATGAGGATATGTTGCAAATGTATCCAAAATTGGGTAGTGTGATTACCTATAAAAATCTGGATAAGAATGGAAATGTCGTGCGGTATTTTCTGGACGGGGAGCCATTCGGATGTGCGTTTAGCTTTGGAAGTAAGATGGACAGCGTGAAAAAATTATCGCCGTATTTTCGGGATATTTACTTTTTGTTTTTTGATGAGTTTTCCATGGAGAGTGGACAGTACGTAAAAGGAGAGAGCGAAAAACTACAATCGTTGTTATTGACGATCAGCCGTGGAAACGGAAGTCAGTCCCGATGGTTTAAGCTGGTGATGGCATCGAATAATATTTCTTTACTTAATCCCTATTTTGTATTTTTTGGTATCCATAAGCGGTATCAGAAAGAAACCAAAATGATGCATGGAAGTGGTTTTGTGTGCGAATTTACGCACAATGACAGCGCTAGTAAGGCGATGTGGGAAAATACTGCTCTGAAAGCATTCCGCGGCGGACACTATATGAAGAGCATGAGTGTAGGAGATCAGATGTTGATTGATGATGCCGTGTTTGTGCAAAAGCCGACCGGACGGTCGCGGTATCTGTTTACGATCGAGCACAGCGGAAAAAGTTATGGTGTGTATGAGTATTACGAAGAGGGTTACATTTATATTACTCACAACTATAACCCGTCTTGTAATTTTGTCGCTGTATTTCGGGACGGTGATCACACACAGAACACGGTTATGTTGGAACACTATGATTATCTATTCGAAAATCTGGTTGACGCATACCGCAAAGCATACTTGCGATTTGACGATCTAGACAGCAAGAATATGGCGGTTGAGTTACTAGGGATTGATCTTTATAAATAGTTCGTGGGAGACGGACAAATGTACTTGACATACGGATAAAAAAGATGTATCATAAAAATACGGGGAAACCTTTTAAAAGGGATTGCCACGGTTGAGTAAACCGCCCTGTCCTTGGCAGGTCAAAAGGTTTCCTTGTTTTATGGACAGGAAGAAAGGAGCAGAGATGGCGAATATCGTTTTTAATATGATTGTCGGAATGATGAAAAAAGAAAATGCCTACCTTGCTTATACGGCACGTTATAGAGGGGATGAGAAAGACACGTTGATTCTCGTCCCACATGAAAATTATGAATCTCATATCCGTTACTTATGGGATTATTTTTTCATGGATGGCAACTCTTATAACAGTAAATCGCCAATCCGATTCATTCATAACTTTATTATGTGTGATAAAGTTAGTGAGATTGAGGACTGGTTGAAATGGAATGATACGGAGGTGGAAGAATGGATGTGACGATGGTAACACAGTTAATTGGCAGTCTCGGTTTTCCAATCGTTTGTTGCGGCGCGCTTTTTTGGTATCTGGTGAAAGAAAAAGACGCACACAAGGAAGAAATGGAAGAATTACGGAAAAGTGTAGAAGCGAATACAACCGCGATTAATTCGCTTTGCCAGCATTTAGGAGGTAGAAAGAATGAGTAAAATCGAAAACGCAGTTGCATGGGAGGAACAGATCGCCGCCGATGATCGCCACGGTTACTCACAGGTACACCGGAATGGACCGGATTATGATTGTTCTAGTCTGGTAGGAACTGCACTTGAACAAGCTGGGTTTCCGGTCAGTCCGTATAGCACCACAAGAAATCTCGGCGAACAGTTGGAAAGATCTGGTTTTGTAAAAGCTAAGAAACCGTGGCGGCGCGGTGATATCCACCTTGCGGCTGGTCATCATGTTACGATGTCGGTTGACGCGAACCGCATTGTCCACGCAAGCCAGTCGGAAAACGGCGGGATTGATGGTCAGACGGGCGATCAGACCGGAAAAGAAATCTGCGTTCGGTCTTATTATGATCTCCCGTATGAGAATACCGTCCATTATCGGTATGCGGGAAAAAACGACAAACCACAGAAAGTTATTGAAAGCTCAATCAAAACAGAATCCGCGCGTAGTTTTGACCGGAAAATTGCAGGAGCGTATCATACCAATGATCGCTACAATCTGCGTGTTGGCGCGGGAATGGACAAAACGGTCATTTTGACGTTGCCTACCGGAACCAGTGTTAGAAACTACGGGTATTATACAAATGAGTGGTATCTTGTAAAAGCGGTTGTCAATGGAATCGTCTATACTGGTTACGTTGCAAAAGAGGGACTGACCCGTGGCTGATCTGACACTTGCGTACAACACTTGTATTGAAATATGCAACGAACCAAACGTGGGTTACTCACAAGACTATCGTGAGGGGCAGACCGTAGGAGGTATTACGTACTATGATTGTTCGTCCCTCATGAGTTATTGTTGTACCGTTGGTGGTTTTTTGGCAAGTAATCCGTGGTTTACCACTCGGAGCATGGACGGGTATCTGATCGGTGCTGGATTCCAAAAAGGAACCGCAAATCAGCCGTGGAAAAAAGGAGATATTTTGTGGCGTTCCGGTCATACCGAAATGGTGTACAATCCCGCAGACGGCGGCGGGTATACGATGGGAGCGCACACAGACAGCTACCCACTGGACAGACAGGTGTCCATCAATACGTTTGTGTCGCCCTATAGTTCCTGGACGTATCTTTACCGATATCCGGTTGAGGTGCAAAGCGGTATCAGCCAGTATGTGATTGCCGCCATCTGCGGCAACTTCTGGCAGGAATCAACCATTAATCCGGGTTTGTGGCAAGGTACGATTGTCGGTTCACCCGGTTATGGTTTGGGACAATGGACAGATAATTCCTCTACCGACCGCCGGACGCGGTTGTTCCAATGGTTAGATTCCAACGGGTACAGCCGGGAAGATGGTAACGCGCAGTTAGAATATCTGATTTATGAGAATGTCTGGTATTCGGTCGGAGCCGCTAGTGCTTACAAAAATCTACAAGCGTTTTTGCACAGTGACAGCACCGATCTGAACGCACTGACTTCCGCCTATATGAAAGGATGGGAGGGAATTAGTGACGATGGAACACTTAGCTTAAGGCAGGAAAAAGCACATGCGTGTTTCAATTTTATTTCGGAACACGCGAAAGATTCTGCAATTACCGGATGGATTGTTGGGAATCGGTATTTATCTGATTCCGAACGTTTGAACAACGCGGTGATGGTATATCGGTACTTGGCAAAAGGAGAGCAACCCGAGCCGCCCGAGCCGCCCGAGCCGCCGCATCCTATGAAACTGAAACGGCATAAAATGCCGATCTGGTTATATCCCAATTTAAAAAGGAGGTTTTAACATGACACTTGAAGAGTATTGGACAGAAATTGTAGCAGACATTGGAAACATCGAAACGCACGGTGACGCAATCGCCGCCATCAGCGAAAAAATCAAAACAGAAGATACCGACATCGGCGCACTGATGTCCGAACGTGACGCGCTGGTCGCAGAACGGGACGAACTGAAAGGAAAGTATGATTCTGCAGTCGCAGAAATCAAAAGCCGCTGGTCTGATCTTTCTCACGGTGGAAGTATCACCAAAGTGACCGAGTTTGGCGGAAACGCGCCGAAACAGGAAGAAACCGCAACAAGTATCAATGATCTTGATATGTCTCAGCTCATCATGAGCGGAAAAGGAGAGTGAAAACATGGCAGAAAAATTAGATATGACCAATATTAATATGCTGAACGCCGTTCGGCAGACGATGAGCGTTGATTACCGTGACAGAGTCCCGGTGGCAACACGCGAAAATATCGCAGATATTGCGAAAACGTTAACTGACCCGTACAATCCGATGGCGCGGAACGAACTGGTTCCGGCACTGGTGAATCTGATCGCCAGCCAGTCTATCAGTACCGAAGCGTTCCGAAATCCTCTGCGTGTTCTGAACAGTAACGCCATGCCGTTCGGAAACGGAGAACAGGAAGTTTACGTAAATTTTGCACAGGGTTACGCGCACGATGCCAATATCAGCATCGAAGATGCTACCGCCATTTATGACAGCTATATCATGGCGCTGTATCATGTCATCAATTTTAATAACGATTATCCGGTAACGATCTGGTTTGAGGATATGCGCGGCGCTTTTCTCGATGATTACGGACTCAGAAGTCTGGTACAGGCAAAAGTAGAGAGTGTCGTTTCCGCTTGTAACTGGGATGAGTTCACGACAGCGAAAGAGCTGATCGCGTCTGCAAAAAGTAAAGGTCAGATTTATCCTGTGCACGTCGAACCGGTTACTGACCAGGCGAGCGCCAATGCGCTTGCGAAACAGATTCAGTCCTATATTGACAAGATTCAGTTCCCGAACCCGCTGTATAACTTTGCTGGCGCGACCTCGGCGGCGAAAGAAGATACGATTCTTCTGTTCGTTGACCCGGATACGAAAGCTGCTATGAACGTGGACAGCTATGCAAGTGCGTATAATCTAGATCGTATGATTCCGAAAGCTCAGCAGGTGTTGATTGATAACTTTAACGATGCTGAGGGCATTGTCGCCGTGCTGGTAGACAAACGATTCTTCAAAATCCGTGAACAGTATCGCATGATGGTACAGGACAATGTAAACCGGGGTCTGCGTTGGAACAGCACGTACACGGTAAAAGAGATGTTCTCTTACTCCCTGTTTTATCCGATCATCGTGTTTACAACAGAGAAAGTTCTTGTTTCTTCCATCACCGCAAGTGATGTCGGAATGGTAAAAGCCGGGGCAGATGTCGACTTCGGTGGAAGTTTTTCAGTTACTTCTAATGGGGTAGCTGATAACGCGATTGACGTAAAAGTAGAGGGTAACTCTTCTACGGATACGTTTGTAATCCCGGGAACTACGATTCTTCGAATCGCAAAAGACGAAAAGAATCTGAAAACGAAAGCAAATAAAACAACGAGCGTGCGGGTTGTGATTACCAGTCGTTTCGATTCTTCCAAAACCGCAACCATTTACTTTACGACCGATTAAATAAGAGGGAGGAAACATGGATAATTTCATTCCGATGCCGCCGCAGGAAAATGTGGCGGCTGTTTCCCCGCAGACAGAGGTAATTTTAGCAAGTGGGATTGAATGGGGAAATGACTATGAACATGTGCGTTATTATGAAAATGGAAAAGTTGGCTGTCTGGCTCATGTAAGAGAAAAAGCAATTCATATTTTTAAGCAATCCGCGCCCGTAAGATGGGGAGAACTGACGTATAAGGGAAAAGGGAATGAGAGTGAATTTCTGAAATGTAATTACATTGCTTTTCAGAACAAACCCTATACGGAAGAATGGTATTTCGGTTTTGTGACGCGCGTAGAATGGTTGAGTGACGGAAGTTTTAAAATCTATTTTGAACCTGATCGGTTCCAGAATAGTTTTTATCAAGTTACATTACAGCCGTGTTATGTAGAACGGGAACATATTGACAAAAAAGCTGATTATGCCGGAATTAATTTAGTGCCAGAAAATCTGGAAACGGGGGAATACGTGGACAATCCGAGCGAACAGAAACTTTTGAATCTCGGACCGATGCAGTATTGCTTGAGTGCAAGTGCAGACGAAAACGGAACAAATATTATACCCATTGTCAATCAGGGAATTTTATCTGGTTTGACATTTACTCGGAAAACAAAATATACGGACTTAATCACAGTTATCCAGAATTACGTCAAAAGCGGAAACGGAGATGCGATTGTTAATGTGTACCAGGCACCCGAAGCTTGTTTTAAGACAGATGCATCTGTTTACACACAAGTAACCGTTCAGCCAGATGCACTTGACGGATATATACCGAAAAACAATAAACTATATCAGTATCCCTATTGTTATTGTCTGGTCAACGATGGTTCGGGAATACAGCATACTTTTAATTTCGAATACGGTAAAAATGGAGCATTAACCATGCAGGTGTATGGCGTTATGTTTAATATTCCGGCAATCTTTGTGGCTCCGCGTGAATATAAACGTACTGGTGGGTCAAAATCCCCATACGGTTTTATCATCAATAATTTCCCACAGTGTGCATGGACAAATGACGGCTATCAGGCTTTTCTAGCGCAGTCTAGTCCGTTATGGGACTACTCCAAAAAGCAGAATGCAATATCGCAGATTGGAAATTTAGCCGGAGGATTAGTCGGAGCATTAAGCGGAAATTTAGCCGCTGGCGTTGAAAGCATTTATACCGCGGCAACCGGAACATATCTACTGAACGAAAACATTAACGCACAAAAAGAAAGTCATGATTTGATTCCACCGACAGCAAAAGGCAATTCATCTGGAAGTTATGTTGCCACCGCATTGTTTGGAAGTCAGCTTTATTGTCACGTAATGAGTGTTACTGCACAAATGGCAAAAACAATCGACGATTTTTTCACAATGTACGGATATGCAACGCACAAAATTAAAGTACCCAATATTACGGGGCGTTCAAATTGGAATTTTGTCAAAACGGTTAATTGCAGCTTGCATGGTTCGTGTGTTACCGATGATATCAACTTTTTGCAGACAATGTTTAACCGCGGCGTTACGTTCTGGCATACGGACGATGTGGGAAACTATGGTCTTTCCAATAACTAAGGAGGTGATATCATGTACAATAACCCGTATCGGGTGAGTAACAAGGAAGTATGGGGACAGTGGGAAAATAATCCGAATACATCACCGGAAGAAAAACTATATTTCCGGCACTTTTTTGACAAGTTTGTAAATTTAGCATTATCACGTTATGAGTATGACGGTTTACCGGATGAGATTCCGCCGCGGATGCTCAACTCCTATCTGTTATGGCAGGGAATGTGTCTGTTCAAAAAAGAACCAATCACCGGACTGTATGGTGTTTTCGGCGTGAATCTGGTAGGTGAGCCTGATATTTATGGTATCCCGACCGATTGGATTGCGTACGCCATGAATGGACAGTATTATGAACAGACCGACAAGGAAGAAAGCGCGTTGATTTTCGCAAGACCTTTTGCTGTACCGGAAATTCTCAGTATTATTCTTCATTCGCAGAGTCTGGCAGAGAAAAAAGCGTCGACAAGGGTAAACGTGATTCAGCAGAGGACGCCAGTTGTCATCAGCGGAGATTCTACGCAAAAACTCAGCATTGACAACTTTATTCAAAAGTGGGTAAAAAACATTCCGTTTATCAAAGCCAAAAACGATCTGCGAAAACAGATTCAAATTGATACGATTGATCTGAAAGTACAGCCAATTTTTAACGAACTTGACACCGCCGCGCAGAGAGAAGTAGCAGAATGTCTAGCTGATCTCGGAATCGAAGCAAGCGGCGTTGAAAAACCGGAACGGCTGGTTTCCGCGGAAACAAGTTACAACGATGGAGAAATCGAGTTGACAAGAAACGGGAATCTGGCAACCATTCAGAGGGGACTTGACGCTATTAATGATATGTATGGTCTGAACATCCATGTACGTTTTAATTCTAAGATGGTAACGCCGATTAACAGACCAGATGCTTTTGACACGACAGAAAAAGGCGAACACAGCACACCGGAAAGCGAGGTGGACTAATGTTTTTATGCTATAACTACGAAACGAAAACATTGACGAATACCATCGAACAGTTGGTTATTGCAGACAACGTGATTCATCCGCTAGAAAAGCAGACTATTGATGGTATGATCGAAAAAGCAATTGAATTAGTATTCAACTTTGATTTTCCGTTTTATGTCGATGCATCCGACTCCGAATATAATGCTACAAAACTTGCGTTCGAAAAAACGTTCTGTTTACAGTATTTCCGCGAGCAGATCGGGTTAGAAACGATTGGTGAATTTCAGTATCATCTGAAAAAAATCCTTACGGTTAACATGCCATATTACGAGCAGTTATACAGGAGTATTACTTTTGAGTACGACCCACTTATCACTCATAAGAGTACACGAAAAGTAACGAGTACAAAAGACGATACTCGAACAGGTGTGATCTCGGGAGACAGCACAGCGAAAAACACAACGACAGCCGATACAAATAACGACACACAAAATATTCACTCTGACAATCCGCAGATAC